TGCCCGATTCGTCGTGTACGAGGAGCTTGAGCTTTTCACCATCGTACGAGTTGTCCCCTGTGTTCTTCCAGTCGATCGTGGTGTCAAGACCGTCGATCTCCTGTGGTGCTTCACCTTGATCAAGTTTTCTTCTGGTAAGCTTCGACGCTGGTACTCTGTAGGCAAGCTCTGTTTTTGGGCGGTCCATACCGTCTTGTATTGGCTTGAAGAAGAACGGGTAGTTAAGGGATATTGGTACAACCTTATCGGTAAACATCTTTTTAGCGTCAGCCCCAGATTTGGACAATATGCCGAACCGTGAATCAGATGATATTGTTGCCATGTTAACAGTTTCGCCTGATGCCATGAATGAAAAACCAGAGCGTCTGTTCTTAAGGTAGGCCATTCCATAACAACGCTGGTCGGCTTTGCACGCTTCCCAGAATATAAAGAAAAGCCTATTTGACTCTCTGTAATCGGCTGCGCCAACATCAATTTTACTCCACTGCAAGTACATGTAATGAGTGCCAGTGATATAAGTAGGAACACCCTTGTTGTAGAACCAGAAACCTTCATCACGTCTTTTAAACTCTGTATCAATATAATCATACCATTGCTCTTTAAAGTTAGATGGGTAACGCTCCCAATCAAATACACTTTTTATTTTAGATAAAGCTTTAGGGTATTCTTCTTTAACCCACACTTGCTCTTCTGTTTTCTTAGAAGAACTGTAAATGTTTTCCGGTAACAATGGTAGTGCTATTCTTAAGTTTTGTATTTCAATAATATCACCTATAGTACCATCTTTACTTATAATTATAATGTCGTTTTCAACATCATAACCATACTCCCATTTTTTATACCTATTATTTTTTTTAATAATATTAGGCTTTATATGGTCTTTTATTACTTTAACTAAAGATTGCTCGTACATTACCTTGATCTACCCTCAGCAAAACCTTTAAAACTTTTTTCTTTAGTTTCTCCAGGTTTATCTTCAAGCATATTTTTTTCTTCGTCTATTCTAGATAGTATTTCAAAAGCATCGAATATAGCTAGCTTTTTAGTAGCAGCTGCATTCTTAAGTCTATCTGCAGAAACATCATCTTCAGTATTAGTGATGATCTTTTCCTCAGCTACCTTAATAAGCTCGTTAACTGCTTTTTGCCCAGCTCGGATTATATTCCTTCTCGTTTCCTTTGAACTCATACTTAACTAAAATATCATTTGATTGCATACAATATAGTCTTTGTTTATCTATAATAAACTCAAACTCTCTATTAGATTTAAAACCAACTAAGTCACCTTCATTAATACCTAGTGACGTTAAAGTTTTATTTCCTATCTTTACTATACCTTTATTTTTCTGCTCTAGCTCTTGAGACCATTCATCGTTATTTTCAATTGGTATAATAAAACAATGTTCACCTACCGGTAGCCATTTAACCATACGTTTATAAAGATATATTTGATCATACTGACAAAGGTATTTATTATCACCAAATGTTTTACTACTATCCACTTCTTTACCTTGATGGTTGTAATATCTTCTAAATACATTATGGTGTATAATAACCTCATCACCTTCTTGTATTGGTGTTGTAAAAGCAGTAGGTATTGTAAGCACCGTTGCTTTTCTATTTATTAACTTAAAGTTTTCTATACTAGAATTAACCACAAGCTTGTTACCATCTATATCAACTTCATTGCTATACCTGTTTCCTTCTGGCATAACTATAAAATCAAAAACGCTTTTCATTAATATTCTAAATCATATTCAACAGATATAGCCATGTTAGAATTAAACTTCTTCCATGGCAATACCTCGTTGTTTTTCTTTATGAATATGTTATAAGAAGCGTCAGGTTCTTCGAACATTATATGAGAGATCTCATGCCCGCCATACACCTGCTGACCTACAGCATAGTGCATAGCTTCGTTCTTGTAATCAGAACCAATACTAATTTTCCTTATAACAGTACTCATTAGTCCTCTCCTTTTACAACTGAAAGTTCTTGAGCATCTTCAGCTTCAACCTCTTCATAACTACCGTCTTCAAGGTTAATACTAATAGATCCGTATTTATCTTCTAGTTGCTTTTTGGTTTCTTCAATACCTTCATTAACACCAGCGATCTTATGCAGCAAAGCGTGCTTGTTGGTTTCTAGTTGACCGATTTGATTGATGATACCACCTAGTTCTGTTTGTTGTTCTTTAATAGTTTTAAGCTCTTCAGCTGTTATCATGTTTGACATTTGATTTGATTTAATTGTTTAACTTACTTATTATCACTTGATTTCTTTGATTTTTCCCAAGTTCTACCTACGAAGTACGCGCCGTATACCGTTATTAATAGCGATTGAAAAATTGGGATATAATCTTCTGCTACTACAAATCCACCTACGTTACCATCAGCAAAAGCTAGAATAGTAAATATAGATGTAAGATACACAAGTACAAGTGGCCGAATATTTTTAGATAAAAATGAATCTGATTGCATATCCATTTTCCATCTTTCAGTAACTTGCGCTTGTGCGTCTTGATCTGCTTTTTCTAATAACTCTTGAATCTTTTGCTTAGCAGCTAATCTTTCCTCATCTGTAGTTGTGAGCTTGTCGATTACATTACCTACGTCTTTAATTATACCGCCTGATAAAAGACTTAAAAGTTTTTTCATTTAGCTTTTATTGAAAGGATTATATGATCTATTAAACTCACCTCTCGCGTCACCTAGTTGTGCGTTTCGTAGGTTTCGAGAAATATATTCCCTGCCTTTAACAGGATCACTTTTAGAAAGTGATTTTAATTGTTGCGTAGTTAGTTTATCCTTTCTCATTGTACCTAACAAAGCGTTTCTAACAGTCTGGTCTGGGTTAGCATACCCAGTATACGTTCCTTTACCAGCATCTATGCCTTCTAAAGTCTGCACAGCTCTATCAACTATATCTTGACTTTTAAAGAATTTTTTAGACGGAGCTTCTTCGTCATATTGACCTTTTCCACCGCCCTCACTAGTAAGGTCATAAGGCCGAGAATCATCAGTAAAACCTTGAGATGGATCTGGCCCTGGATCCACAAATGGTTGTGGTGCTCGAGATGTTCCTGATCTTTCATCTATTTGTTTAGCTGGTGATCCAGCTTCCATGTGCATAGCAGAACCTTCCATCATTAATCCTGATGGTTTACCTTTTTTATCGTACATCTTAATACAAGATGATTTCTTCATAGGGGATTTTTTATACGGCATTTTAATTATTTTTTTAGTTTATCTTTTAAATTTACTTTGTATCTAGTAAGATGTATGGTTTTATTTAAATCACCACTAAACTTACAGATTAAATTATTTTTGTCTTTTAATTTATATTTTACTTTTACAAGGTAACCATTAGCTGGATTAAACAAGCGTGTTACAAATGTTCTTTTATTTCTTTCAATTATCTCTTCATGTATTGTATTATCAGTACTTGGGCTGTAGTTGACAACTGCTGATACACCATAACTACCAGTGTAGATCATTGTGATGTATTTAGAAGTTTTACTTTGCCACCAGCCACTAAAATCTTCTTGGCTATACGTTGATACTGAAATTAAAATAAATGATAGTACTAAAAATAAATTTTTCATAATATTAGATTAGATTGTTATACTAATATTATTACTTATTTTTTACGTTTTATAGGTGTTTCTACTACATATTTAGCGCCTGGAAAATTATAATCGTAACCAGGGTGCATAACCTTAGTGTAGCCTCTATCGTCTGTGCCTAACACTTTAAAGTCAACTCCTTTCATCGTTATCTTGCCACCTAGTATCTTATTAGTTGACTTGTTAACGTCAGGGCTGTTTCTTAAATATCCTTTCTCAGATGGCTTCATTATGCGTTCTTTTCATATGCTTCGGCTTCCCACCCCAAGGAGGGATCACCTTCTTTTATACTTGATCTTGGTATTACTTTACCTTTCCAGTATACGTTTTTATCATCATAATCAAGATCACCACGTTTCATTTGATCTATGTGAACCATCTCGTGATTAACAACCTCTTGTAATTTAGCTGGTGAAACATTTTTATTTATAATGATAGTACCATTGTTGTTAGCTTTGCCTAACACACCATCTTCCATATCAACATGATATATTGGAGTGTTGTCTATTGTAAACGGGGGTGCTAGTTTAAATGCCATATTATTTGTAACAATTTGCTTTAGCAGGTGAGCTATGATGCTTCTTATCATACTTCATGTCACCAGCTAGTTTAGAGATATGCTTCTCATCATCAGTCATCTG